TGTACGGATCAACCTTGTAACCCGTACTGAAAGGTGACTGTATGTTATGTCAATTCAACCTAATTTTCCGAATAGCCTGTTTTTGATTCCAGTGCGCCGATTGACCAAAATTGATGCTATAATTTAGATCAAGTGTTCGGTTAAGGCGTGACAAAACGCAACAAAATTGGATGGCCGGAACAAAAAAGATTTCTCCAAAACACATCGCCGTTGTCGAAGCCTATCTCGCCAATGGCTTTAAGCGTGAGGCGGCGGTGATCGCTGCGGGCTTCAGTGCGAAACGTGCCCGGCAGACGGCGCACGAGATTTTCAAGCGTCCCGAAGTGCAGTCCTATCTCAGTGAGCGCATGAAGACGTTACAAATGAGCAGCGAAGAGGCAATGCTGCGCATAAGCGGCCACGCGAGCGGCGACATGCGAGACTTCATCGGCCTGACAATGGATGAGATCAAGCGGCATCCGAACGCGTGGCTCATCAAAGAAATCAGCTATGATGTGGCATGGCCGAAGGCGACGCGCAAGAGTCCGACATCCCTTGCCAGCGCGGAAGAAAACAAAACGACGCCTGATGCCATCGTCTATGTTGACCGTATCAAGCTTTACGACGCTCAGTCGGCGCTCCTCGCCATCATCAAACAGCATCAGCTCACCACCGGCCAGCCGACCGAGAATGTGAACATCCCGCAACTGGTCGAGTTGGTGCAACTGCTGACGGCAGCCGGCAAAGACCCGACATCGGTTATTAGCCGGATGGTCGATAAGCTCAAGGCGGATGCAGGGCAGACGTGATCGATATTGATGATCTCATCGACTACGGCTTAGGCCGTGAGCCGTCAAACGGTATTCCTCGATTCCCTGATATATGCGAGTGGGCCGAAGAGAACTTCTATGTGATCGAGACGGCACGCCCCATCGTGCTGCAACCCCATCAGAAAGACATCTTACGGCTGATTACTGAGCAGCGACCAGACGGCGGCTTCCGCTGGCGCAACGTCCTGTACTCGACGATCAAGAAGTCTGGTAAGACGACGATCAGCGCGCTGTATGCCCGCTGGGCTGCTGAAACGTGGGGGCCGTATCAGGAAGTTTACAACCTCGGTAACAAGCTGAAGCAGGCTAAAGATCGCGCCTTCAAGACGATTGACCGTAGTATCAAGCTGGCACCAAAGCACGTGCGCGACCAGTGGGATTTGCAGGCCACACGGTTAACGCATATCCCAAGCGGCTCGTTCATTGAAGCGCTGCCGATCAGCGGCGCGGGTGAAGCGGGCGGTAACCAATCCCTGACCGTCTGGACAGAGCTGTGGGGTTTCCAGTACGAGGATGCGCTTTTGATGTGGGACGAACTGAAGCCGGTGCTGACTCGGCCATTATCCCAGCGTTTCGTCGATACCTACGCCGGCTTCAAGAACGAATCGGAACTGCTGTGGGGCATCTGGCAGAACGGGCTGGAAGGTGATCGGCTGCATGACGAGCTGCCAGTGTATGGCAATGAAGCGGCAGGCTTGATCGCTTACATCGATACCGGGCTGGCCGCCCGGCGTATGCCATGGCAGAAGGGCGAAGAAGGGGAACGCTATTTTCGTGAGCAGGAACGCACCGAGCGCCCGGAGAATGTGCAGCGGCATCATTACAACGAATGGGCCGATAACACATCGGCATTGATCAGCGTGGCGCTGTGGGATCGGTTGGAGATGGGTGCTGACGATCCGAAGCCGGGGGTAGAGGTAATCCTTGGCGCAGATGCCTCGGTAAGCGGCGACTGCACGGCGCTGGTGGCCGTGGGCTATAACCGTGCGACCGATACCACGTATGAGATTGAGACGCATATCTGGACGCCGCCGAAGGGGGGCAAGCTGGATTATGAAGAAACCATCGCCAAACAGATGGACGCGATGTTCCAGCGCTACCGGGTGCGCGGCGTGGCTTATGACCCGTATCAGCTCCACGACATGATGACGCGGCTGGCCAAGCGGCATTCACGGATTGAGTTTTACAGCTTCCCGCAGGGCGGCGAACGTGTGCAGGCCGATACGGCGCTGGTGACGCGGATTCAGCAGGACAAGTTCCGGCATTCGGGCAATCAGGAACTGCGTGAGCATGTCCAGAACGCGAACGGCAAGGCCAGCGGCGATGATGCCATCCGGATCGTGAAGCGTGCCAGCGATAAACACGTAGACGGTGTAGTGGCGCTGTCGATGGGGAGCTGGCGCTGGCATGAGGTGAAGCCGATCACCAAGCCGCGTAAACGGCAGGTACGAACAAACTTCTGGAAGCGATAAACAGAAAGGACAGCCGATGGCGGAATGGCCGGATTGGACAGAGGACGATTTTGAGCAGGCCGAGCAGGAAGATCGCGCGGCGCTTGCAACGTACTTTGCACAACACCCCGATGTGAAACCGTTCACGGTAGGCGACAAGGTGCTGATCACTACTGAAGCACGGCGGCGACTGGCAATGTTCAGGGTCAACATCGAGCGGTGGGGTCAAACGGCGACTATTGGCGGATATGATACAGATCGGCATTCTGACGTGTGGATGGAATCAGTCGAAGCCTCATGGGTATGCCCGTTCCCGATGGCCTTGGCGCTGCGAATGCGGCAGGCGTACTTGGATCAGCAGGCAGCTTCCCCAACAAATGAGGGCTGATTTGTGCTATACTATGGAAAATTTGTTCTGTAGACTAGGCGGCTGTGTATGGCATTAGAGGTACGGGAGCGGGCAGCAGGGCGCAGAGAAGTGATCCGCGAGATTGTCGGGCGGGTGGCGAGTTCCAACCTGTGGGCGATGCGAACGTCTACGACCCTTGACATGACCCAGACGGATTACGGCTATTGGGACCGGTTCCGGCGCAGTATGGTGCAGGGGGCGAAACTGGCCGCGCTGTTTGCCAAGCCGGCTGCGGAAATCAAAGCCGATTGGATTATGGGCGACGGGTATCAGGTCGAGCTGGCGACGGATGCCAAGCTGAAAGATGACCCGAATATCCAATATACCAACCAACTGCTGACCGCATTGACCGCGCGTTACAAGGCCACGATGCTGCAAATGGTGAACGATGAAAAGAGTCTCGGCGATCAATACATCGTGATTAACGCCGACGGCAGCTTCAGCATCCCATCGCCGGACACCGTGAAATATGAATACAACGAACTGGATTACCGGGAACCGAAGCGGGCGGTGATCACCACCAAAACCCCGAAATTCACGGCGACCGACGAATACCGGTTGGATGGCCGGACGCTGACGATTGACACGCAGGATAAGCTGCTGGCGGCTGACCTGCTGGCCGACGGCTATGAAAGCGTTGGCAACAACAAGTATCAGAAGACCTTCGAAAACCTGATCGGCAGGCTGCCGGTGGTGCACTTCGCCAACGACCGGAGCGCGAATGAAACGCACGGCAGGCCGATGTATGAGGCGCTGCTGCACCTGTTCGGGCGCTATGATGCCGAACTGGAGAAGGCGCTGGATGCTGCCGAGATCATGTCCAACCCGATCCCGGTGTTTACGCTGGAAGATACCGACGCTTCCGAGGACGCCAACGCCAACCCTGATCCGGAGCAGTGGACGGATACCAACGGCACCACGCGCACACGGACGCAGATCGAGTTCGACCGCTTCGCCACGATCTTCCTGCGGATATTGCCGGACGGTGCCAAGGAAGGCTTTGATCTGGTATCGCCGGACTCCGGCTATACCAATGACATCAAGGCCATGCTCAAGGTGCTGTTCCTGCTGATTTTGGAACACCTGCGCATTCCGGAAGTGGTGTGGGGCGGCGAACTGGGGCAGGCCCGCGCGTCGGCTTCTGAGCAAATGAAAACCTTCTACATGCATATCGCCGGTGAACGGCTGCGGCTGGAAGGGGCAGGGGCGGACGAGCTGCTGGGCATGTCGGCGCAAGGCGGCATCCATGAAGTGATGGACATCTGGTTGAAGATGCGGGCGCTGTGGGATCGGCGCGTGGTCTTGGCTCCGGTGCGGATTACATGGTCAGCACTGGGTGAAGCCGACGACGAGATGAATCTGAATTGGGCGAAACAGATGAAGGCCGATGGCGTGATCACCGATGAGACCTATGTCGGCATGTCGGGGCGCGTCGAGGATGCGGCTGCCGAGGTGGAAGCCGCACGAGAAGAGATGACCGCAAAGCAGGACGGCTTTGACGCGGCGGTGGATGCGGCGGCCAACCAGACGGATCCGTTGACGCAGGATAACGCAGAGGATCCAGCGGCGTGAAGACCTTGAAGCGGCTGTGGCGGGTATGCCATGCACTGCTGAATATCTTCGCACTCGGCGAGCTGGTGGGGATTGTGGGCATCTTCTCCAACACCGACCTGACGGAAAAGTTGGTTGGGATGCTCTCGGAGGAACTTAGCAAGCTCCGGCTGACATGGCAGGAGTTACGGCATCCTTCCAATAGCTATTCAGCTAAATAGTTAAAGTAAAACGAAATTGAATCGGAGATTGAAATGCCTGTAACAACTGATCCATCTGATCCACGTTTAGGCCATGGCGGAGATGATACGCCCGGGCCTCAAAATGAGGTTTATCTCGTTCTGTCGGAAGAAGAACGCGCGAAAGGCTTTGTTCGCCCAGTGCGACGTACTTATAAGCATGTGGGGCTGCAACCCAAATACCCTATGCGTGATTTGACCGACAGGGAGCATGAACTATACGACAGTGAAGGTTATGTTAAGTTTGAGATTTATCCTGAAGGTTCAAAGGCGATTGGCAAATTTTGGACACAGGTTGATTTAGACAATCATGGTTGTGGCACAATTACCTCAATGGGGCAAGCAATAGCCGAAACCTATGCCCGTTCGCCTCATTTCTACGGTGCAACATATTGCGTGGGTTGCCAAAAGCATTTACCCGTAGGTGAATTTGTCTGGGTCGACGACGGAACAATCGTTGGTTCATAAGCTGATAACTCTATTGGCCCCGCAAACTGATTGCCTATTCTGCAAAAAAGCAGACTTACACTAACTCTATCAATGTGTAAGAGGTTCAAATGGACTACGACCCCAAGAATTATGTCGCCGTGCTGATGCACATCCAGCGGACGTTCGGTCTGACCGATGCACAAATGTTCGGCTTGCGGGTGCGGGTGGAGAAGACGTTCCATCAACAGCCGCAGGTGTTTTCCAAGCGTGCGCCTGCGCCGGTGACTCTGAACGGCGTGGCGATCACCTACGGGCTGCTGGTGGGCTTCGGCGGCTTGAAGGACGCGCTGAAGGCATCGGCGTACCGGGTGCTGAAGACAGGACGCGAGTATGATCCGTACAACGATGTGCCGCGCGATGTGCAAATTGCGATGCACAAACGGGCGCAGGTCAATCGACGGGCAGGGTGGCGATAGGCTATGAACTTTGCATTTGCCGAGGGGCAGGATGTTATGATCTGCGTTAGGGGCTATGAGCCACGGCAAGGGCATGTCGAGACAGCAGCGGTCGGCGGCCCTCGCGGGCAGGAGCCGGTGTACTGGGTGACGTTCCGGATGAACAATGGAGCCACGCGCGGGTTATGGTTTAGCGAAGCCGAACTTCAGCCGATGCCTCAAGGACAACCTCAATGCCTCAAGTAATCCCCGGCACGAAGGCGCTGCCGATGGCCCAGAAGGGCTTCCGCGAAGGGTATAAGAGCATCCTGCGGCCAGCCGTCGAGCAGATCGGCACGGTGCTGAACCGGTATGCGGGACTGGATGGTAAGATCGACCCCAAGCGCGAACGGCAGGTCTTAACGGCGGTCGGCCAGATTATTGACCGTGTGTTTGTCGGTTTCGATGGACGGCATGCCTTTGCCGAGGACGGCGCGACGCCGCTGTCGCCGTTTGCCACACTGATCAATACCCATGTGGCGACGATTACCATCAACGCGGTGCAGACTCAGCGCAATTGGATGCGGCGTCATGTGGCAGAGGATGTGTTCAACTGGCTGAAGCGAGCCAAGCGACCCGCGAATGTGCGCGAGATCGTGAGCATCGAGACGCGGATGAACCCCGTGTTTTCGCCGAACGTGCTGGCGAAGTACGACCCGCTGCACCTGTGGGTTGATCCGAGTGGACACCAACTGAGCGACCGTATCTGGCGGACAGAAGTCGATATGCAACTCCGTCTACACGCGCTGCTGCGAGAGCAAATCGGCAACGGTAATTCAGCCTTCAATATCAGCAAGTATGCCGAGCAGTTTATGCTCCCCGGAAGGGCGGCGCTGCGGACGAATAAGCCGTATGGATCAGACGCCAGCTATCGCGGCATGGTGCTGGGCCGGACGGAGATCACACGGGCACATGGCGAGGCGACGCTGATCAGCGGGCAGTTGAACCCGTATGTGACCGGCACGGATTGGGTGCTGAGCGGCAGTCATCCGAAGCTCGATCTGTGCGACCAACTGGCGACGGTCGATGCCAGCGGCAACCGCCGGAAAGACCCGTATCCGATTGGACAGTTCCCACCGTATCCCAGTCATCCGCAAGAATTGTGCAATCTGCAAAACGCAGTCACGAAGACCCCGGCACAGGTGACGGAAGAACTGCGGGCGTTTATGCAGGCAGGGGATGAGCCGCCGCTGACCCCGGCTGCCGATCAAGAGATGTACGGGGCACTGCTGGGTGATGGGTTCTATAAGTGGACGGCAAGCAATCTCAAGGAGTTGTTGGCGACGTGAGCGATGTAGACCAGCTCAACAAAATTGTTTCAGATATGAAGCCGCTGGACTTCACTGAATTTATCGGGGCCATGAATCAACTTGGCGAAGCTGCGGCCAGAGCCAGTGCTCTGTTTCAGGCTCGGTTGGATGAAACAGTTGCGAACATCATCAAAATAGCCGAAGCCCTGCCGCCTGAGACGTATCATGCGATAGGCATGAAGCATCCGCGCGAAGTGCTCCTGAACGAGGTCGAACCGGCAGAGGTCGTGCAATACATTTTGCAGCAGCCGGATCACACATGGATGGGCGTGACGATTTACCCGGATGAGGCTTGGCGCTATGAGCACAAGTCCGATTGGATGTGGTGGCGAAAATGACCCGAGGCAAGAGCATCGCGGGTTCTTTAGTGGCACTTTTTAGGAACTATGATGTTGTTACCTATGCTGAAATTGACAGGCGCGTTAGTCAAATTGTGGTTATCGGCCAGATCGACCGTCAAATCGTTGAGGGGTGGGTTGACGATCTAAAGGCTGTCGCTCTGCATACTCCGATGAGTAACTTCCAATTTGTGCGAGACGAACTCGACAGGATTTATAGTCTCTTAGCACAAGGCTGGACTGTGGAGGCAGTGAACCATTACATGGATGGAGTGAAGCGGCGCTATGCGTAAGTTCCGAATGCAGATGCAGCGGCGGAAGCCGGTCAACTTTAGCGACATGTCGACTCTCACGGTTACATCCAAAGAGGTGATCGAGGACAGTTCGCAGCCTGAACGCATCAACCAATACACCTGCCGGACTTGCGGCGGTGTGATCACGACGATTGACCGCGATGAAGGGACAACGCCGATGATGCTGGCCTGCCGCGCGACGAGGGGCTGTGACGGCTCTATGTTCTCGTCGATGTACCGGGTTGCTCCTTACCTAACGCCGGAGTGGGAATGGTACAGGCCGGAGAAGCTGCCCAAAGGCGAAATGCGGGATTATGTCGAGGCGGGCGGGCTGCTGCTGAGAAAGATTGAGGCGACGTGACCTGCATCATCGGTGTGGAGCATGAAGGTACGGTTTATATGGGAGCCGACAGCATCGGCTTGAATGGCTGGTCAAAGGACATCATCGCACAGGATAAACTGTTCAAGCGTAACGGAATGTTATTCGGCTGTGCGGGTAATCCACGCATGGCACAAATCCTGCGCTATCAGACGATCTTCAATCCTCCGGGGCCGGAGCAGATGGATGAAGCCTATCTGGTGCGCGAAGTGGTTGAGAAGACACGGCTGGCGCTAAAAGAACACGGTTATACCGAAACCGACAACGGGCGTGAACTCGGCGCATCCTTCCTGCTGGGTTACAACGGCAAGCTGTACTCGGTTGAGAACAGTTTTCAGTTGTGCCGGTCGGCGCGGAAGTTTTATGCCATTGGAGCCGGTGACGACTTCGCGATGGGTGCTCTGTGTGCGACCCTGAACCAGTTTGAAACGTGGACAGAGACGGCGATTGTCGAGGGTATCAAGTACGCATTGAAGACGGCTGCCGAGTTGAGTGCGGCGGTCGCGCCGCCGTTTCTGGTGGAGACAGTGAACGCGGAAGAAGTGAGCCGTCAGCGCTTCACGATAGGTCACGAATTGGTTGAGGTCAATAAAGAGGCGTTCTTTAGAGCATGAAGATGTGCATTGGGCTGATGATGATGAATGAAGCAGGGTGGATTCGGCTTCACCTGCCGGTGCTGCTGAGCGCGTCGTCAGTCGACGGCTGTGTCATCATCGATGGCGGCTCAACAGATGACAGTATCGCAGTCGCAGAATCACTTGGGGCGACGGTTATTCATCGCCCTTGGGACTGGAAGCCGTGCGATCAAGAGAACGCGGTGATTCAACTGGCCGAGTGGATGGGGTACGACTGCATCCTCTTAACAGCCCCCGATGAACTGTTCTTCCCTCATCATATCGACCAGATGAAGCGGTTGATGGGCAATGCAAAGACGGTTGCACTCCAATTCCCGACGTACAACTTCGTCAAGGATCGGCGGCACTATGCGCCGCAAGCGCCGTTCTTCCCGGACTTTCACCAGCGGGTGTGGCGGCTGGGGCAGGGTATCCGGCACGTGGGCGAACTGGACAGCGTGCCGAGCATCGACCCCGGCAAGGCGCGGCGCTGTATGGGGATGATGATGTATCACTACAGTTGGATCAAGCCGATGGACAAGCAGATGTTGAAGCAGGTCAATTTCCACCGGGTGCGGGACGGCTTGGAGCCGGTCGAGGTGCTGCCGCCGGATGTGACTGTTGAAGATTATCCATTTCATATTTCGTTTGGTGGGCCGCAGCCGCTGGAGCCGGATGTGATCGGGGAGAATGCGCCGTATGGATGAGACGTTGTTCGACGATGATGCTTATGATCTGCCACAAAGCGGTGATCAGGCTAGGCTAAAGATCGTTCGAGAGCTTGTAGAGCCAGTTGGGCGTACTGAGTATGCGATTAACTACAGGGATGGCGCGGATCTCAATGCCCGTCAAGTGGTTTCGGGGGTCGGCTCATTTGAGGACATTGAAAAGCAATTTGCTAATCAAATCAAAGAAGGTGTCATTAGGTTTTTCAATAATGACAACGAGTTGATATTGCTGCCCGTGTCCAGATTACTCAGTATTGACATTTTCCCTCCCAAGGAGTGGCGATGATCAACATCCACTGCATAGTTGTGACCTACGGCTTGGCGGATGACCTACGTAATCTGTTGATGGCGGCTGACAACGTGAATATCCAGTGGAAGTTCTTCATTCACGGCGACAATCCAGCCGTCGATGAAGTGGTTTTCGACTTTATGCGCCGCTTCACCCGGTCACATGTCTACAACTACCGCACCAACCGCGGCCTGTCACGCTCATGGAACGAGGGCGTTCACCAGTCTTATCTGGGCAGTGCCGACGTGGCGATCATCCTGAATGATGATATGCTGCCCGGCCCCGGCGATGTGCAGCGGGTGGCACAGGCGGCGATGGATCACCCGGAGGTGGGAATCGTCAAATGCATGGGCACAGACATGCGCAGCGGCCAGCGGACGCCGATGGAGTTCGGACTGACAGCAATTACCCGGCACGGCTGGGAGGTGGTCGGCGCGTTCGATGAGAATATCTGGCCGATTTACTGGGAAGACATCGACTGGGATCGACGGCGGATGCTGGCCGGACTGGATGCAATGATTGTGCAGGATACCACAGCGGTTCATGCCGGGAGTAAGACGAGCGTAACTGTGCCGGGGTTGAAAGAACAGACTGACGGCTGGTACAACGCGAATGAAGCGTACTATCGCCGAAAGTGGGGCGGGACGCATCATGAGGGGGAGCGCTTTGGTGTGCCGTTCAATGATCCGGCGCTGGGACTGAAGATCGAACCAAGTAGACGGCATCGGCCCTATGGTCAATATGATCGAGAGGATGTGCAGCGTGGATAATCGACCACCGCCTCCAGAACCCCAACCATCGGCTTGGCCTCCTGTTGGTTATACCGGCGTACCTGAAAAGAAGCCAAAATCGAAAGCTTCAGATAGTTACGGAATGTCCGATGCTGACGGTTGCGCCGTTGGCTTGTTTGGCATTGTGGTTCTCATCGTCATTATTATCACCGTATCCAATTATCTGTCTGAACGCCGCGCCAACATTTGTACTGATCCCTATTCGTTCCAGTGTGTTGACCACCGCGTTCAGGAGTGCATCGAGTCTGAAAAGTACAGCAAAGAACAGTGCGTGATCCTTGTTGGAGGCAACAAATAATACCGTGAAAAACATTCTGGTCACAGGCGGCCTCGGCTTTATCGGCTCATGGTTAATCGAAAGGCTGCTGGCACAGGGGCACAGAGTTGTCGTGGTGGATAACCGCTCAAACAACGTGGTTGAGCCGTATCATTTTAAGCACGAACCCAACCAGCTTTTTGTCATCATCGGCAACGTTGAAGACCTGCTGACTCAGCCGCACTTGGAAAAACACTGGAAGCCATTTGATGAGATTTATCACCTCGCTTCGCCGGTGGGGCCGGTCGGCGTGCTGCAACACGCGGGACAGATCGTTCGACAGGTTGTTGAAAGCACCTACGTAGTCATCAGCTTGGCGCTGCAATATGGGGCGCGATTGGTCGATGTGTCCACCAGTGAGGTGTACGGCGGCGGACAGCAGGGACTTTGCGCGGAAAATATGGCCAAAATTATTCAAGCTGACACGACGGTGCGGCTGGAATACGCGGTCGCCAAGCTGGCCATGGAGACGGCGATCATCAACCTGACGAAGACGAGCGCACTGCAAGCCGTTATCGTGCGTCCGTTCAATGTGGCAGGGCCTCGCCAGCGTGCCGACGGCGGCTTCGTCATTCCGCGCTTTGTGGGGCAGGCGCTGCGCGGTGAGCCGCTGACGGTGTATGGCGACGGTCAGCAAATCCGGGCGTTCACTCACGTTGAGGATATTGTCGAGGGGCTGCTGCTGGCGATGGAGAAAGGCCGGAGCGGCGAGGTGTATAACCTTGGCAATTCGGATAACCGGACAAGGATTAACATTCTGGCGCAGTACGTCCAACAGCATGTCGCGTCTGTTTCGACGGTTCACGTTGACCCCAAGGCTATCCACGGGCCGCTATTCGCCGAGGCGCATGACAAGTATCCGGACGAGCGCCGCGCTGCAAGGGAACTGGGATGGAACCCAACCCGTGACTTGAATCAAATCATCTGCGACGTGCGGGACGAGATGCAAAGCGATTTGCACAGCACAAATCAGAGCGTTGAGAGTTAACCCTATTGCGTTAAAAGCTCATTTGTTCTATACTTTGAGTTAATTCAAAATTTTCCGCGAGGCGGATGTGTGATTCCCAAGGGCGTCACTCATCCGCCTTTTTTGTTGAGAGCAGCAATGACCGAACGGATCACGATAGCCGAATCCAGACTCCACACGCTCAAAGGCGACTTCCCCGATATTCAAATTTATCCCCATATTGATAAAGACCTCCTCTATCAAGGCGATCCTGATCCGTTTCATGTTGTCCTGCCCATAGCCGAGATTGGCCGCATTAGCAAAAACGGCTTGGAGTATGACACGGAACTGGTGGCTGCGATCGCGGAACAGCTTCAGTCGGGGATCGGCGGCATTCGCGGCCATATTCCAGACGAGAGCTTGGGGACGGCCTATCCGATGGACGCGGTGTTGTGGGTAGGCCATTCTCAACAGGGCGACACGCTGTGGGCCAAAGGGTACGTCCCACCGGGTGACAACCGCGAAGATATCCGCCGGAAGAAGGCGGTCGGCGGAACGATAGGCACTTCGATTTTCGGCAGTGCCGTCAAAGAAACCAACCAAACCAAGAAGCGCTCCACATGGCGCGCCAAAGAGTTCAAGCTGGAGCAAGTTGACCTTGCGCCCAGTCAACGCGCTGCGCTGGAAAACAAGCGCGGCTTCTTAATTACCAGAGAGATGCAGGAGGGCGAGGACATGCCGGACGTTCGAGAAATTACCAGTGCGGCGGAAGTGCCACAGGCAATCCGTGAGCAGATCATTGCCGAAAGTGAAGCGGGCAAGAAGCTGGCCCGTGTGACCGAGATGGAAACCCAAGTTGCCGAGCTGCAATCGCAGGTCAGCGAACTGGCCCAGTACAAGCAGATCGTGATGGAAATCCGCACGACCCTGAAGAAGGACACGGATACCGCAGCCGCCGTTGCCGAACAGCATGCGGTCGCTTCTAAATTGGCCGAGATGCTTGGCGTTGAGTATTCCAACATCACCATCACGGTGCAGGAAATGCACGAAACGGTGAAGGAATTCACCCGGCAGAAGTTTGAAGGCGCGGTCGATAGCAAGGTGGCCGAACTGACCAGCAAGTTGGATGCCGCCAAGACGGACGCTGGCAAGGCCAAGGTGGCTTCCTTCCGCAAGCTGCTGCGCGGCGCGGTTGTGGCGCAGCTCGGTGGTGAGAAATCGGCTGAGAAGATCGCCGAGATCGGTGACATGGTTTGGGGCGACGGCTTCGAGCTGATCAGCCAGTCGATTGTGGCGGAACTGGTTGGCCCGGCGGCTATCGTCGGCGGTCGTGACAATCCGAAGCCGGAAGGCACACCGTCGGGGCGTATGACCGACGAAGAACGCGAAGCGGTCAATAAGAAGTTTGTTCCGGCGTAACCGGGGCACAACATAATCCATTCATTTAGGCAGGAGTGAGGCACGATGGCAGGAATTTTAGGGTCGCGTGTAGCGGCTGATACCGTGTTTGCAGTCGGGGGGATGAGCGCGAGCGGAATTCTGAACTTCCAGAACCGCAACGGTCTCAATCCTCAACGCATTATCGAGATGGCGGCTGCGGCTGCCGGTGCGGCGAATGAAGCGGCGATGGCTCGCTGGGAAGGTATCACCTACCTGACCGAGAGTGACAGTGCCCGCTACCGTCAAGGGACAGGCAACGCTGCGGGCCGTTCAAAGAAACTGACCGAAGCTTCGCACTCCGATCCGCGTAAGGGGTCGATGAGCGGGCACATGCTGCCGATCTCGGAAACCGAGTATTCGCTGGCATGGACGGAGCAGTACCTGCGGGACTGCTATCAGGATCAGGTTGACGCGGACATCATGGAACAGGTTTCCCAGTTCCAGTACGACTTCGAGTCCGATGTCGTGCGCCGCTTGCTCTCCAAGGCTGAGAATGCCTTCGCGGGTGGTTATGACGTGCCGTGGGCGATTGGCACCGGCGCGACCGTGAACTTCATCCCGCCAACCTATTCGACCTATGTCTTTGACAGCACGCACACCCATTTCGAGTTCCATACCGGCACAACGGCTGCGGACTATCTGGCGCTGCGCGATCAGATGATCAAGAACCTGCGCCACCACGGCATTCGCGGCGATCTCGTCCTGCTGGTCAGCGAGGCCGATATTGATGCTTGGGCGGCTGTTTCCGGATGGGTGGAAATCACCCCGGCCAGCATCGCTACCTTCGCAGCGCCGTCTTCACCGATGCGCGTTCAGGTTGGCTCAATTGAAGGCGTACCGGGTGAACTGGTGGGCGTGTTCCGCACCAATCGCGGGCGCGTTGAAGTGCGCGTACACGATGTCATTCCGACCGGTTACTGCTGGATGGGGAAGAGCTATGGCCGTAACAATCCTGAAAACGGGTTGGCGGTTCGCGTTCATCCCAACCAGCCGTTTGGCATGACCCCCAATCCGCAAATCGACAATTCGATCCAGCCGCGTTTGAACGGCATCCGGTTGAATGCGATGCACGGCGTCGGCGTCAACAAGCGTATCAACGGCGTCGCCGGTCAGATCAACGCCGGTTCCTACACGTCACCGACCATCGCCTAACAGCGGACGGTCTGAGTTAACTGCAATCGAAGCCGTCTCAACGACGGCTTATCAATGAGGTGAGAAGATGGCTTTAACAGTCAATAAGACCCAAATCACGCCGCTTCCCGGCGCACTGGTTGAAACCGTGCAGTTGGGCGAGGCGATGAGTGCAGGGCAGTCGTTCTGCTTTGACAGCAGCGGCAAAGCGGTCAAGGCCGATGCCGACGGCGCAGGGTTGTATCGCGGCGTGGGCGTCCTGATGTTTGACAATCAGGGTTCGTACAACGTCACCGGCGATTATGCCAGCGGCGATTATGTCAGCGCCGTGCTGTGGGGGCCGATCGCGGGCATCACCGGCATGGACGAAGAGAAGTCGGTGTGGGTGAGCACGACAGCCGGCGGCATGACCCAGACCAAGCCCAGCGGCGGCGGTGTCTTCCCGTGTGGCATGGGCTGGCCGCTCGCTTCTGACAAGTTCTTCGTCAGTCCGCAGCCGATTGACACCGGCTACTAACCGGACGGCTGATGAAGATCAACTGGATTGGATACCGGTTTCTCAAAGAAGACGGCTATGGCCGTTACGGTATCCATATGATCCGCGCACTGACGCGGGCGGGTGTCGAGGTGGTGCCAATACAGGCGCAGACGCTTTACGACATGCCTGCTGATGTGCTGAAGCTGACCGGTGTGGACAGCCAGAACCGTTCAATCTGGCTGCTGCCGCCGGTGGCGCTCAAGGCTGAACCGCCGCCGAACTCGTGGATTTACACGATGCACGAGTCGAGCAAACTGCCGGAGGGTTGGGCGGAGAAGATCAACCAGTTCGAGCGCTGTATCGTGCCCTGCGAGCACAACGCAACGATTTTTGCAGAGTGCGGCGTGACGGTGCCGATTGACGTGGTCTACGGCGGGACGGCTCCGGAAGAGTTTCCGGTGCGTGAAGCAGTGGATCAGCGACCGTACACGTTTATCTGTTTGGCCGACCGGCACATCCGCAAAGGGTGGGACGTGGTGTGGGGCGCGTGGTACGAGGCGTTTCCGGACGCGGTGAAGGACGTGCGGCTGATCATCAAGGGGCGACCGGAAATGGTGCCGGACTGGTTCAAAAACTGCGATCTGCCGGACAAGCGCATCGTGCGGAATTATGACAACGTGACCGATATGCGGCAGGTCTTCGCGGAAGCCGACTGCATCGTTTATCCGGCACGGGGCGACGGCTGGGGGATGTGGTGGCGAGAGGGAGCCATGATGGGCCTGCCAGCACTGGTTACCCCTTACAGCGGCAACGCGGTCGGCGTGGATGAGGTGGCGATCCCGCTGCGGAAATACCGGATGGCTGAAGCCATGCTGGGCGACGGCGGCGATTGGGCGATGCCCGATCAAAGTGAAGTGGCCGAGAAAATGCGCTGGTGCTATGAGCATCAGGACGAGGCGAAAGCCAAGGGACTGGCCGGGGCGAAGTGGCTGCGTGATCACCAGACGTGGGATCACAGCGCACAGGCGCTTAAGAAGCTGATTGAGGCACACGCATGACGACGATGACCGCAACGGATGAAGTCAACTTCCGGCGCAAGCTGGGAAACGGCGGTCGCGGATTTACGACGCCTGATCTGGATGCGATCTGGATTGAAGCCGACGGCAGTATGTCCAAGGCGCTGTGGATCGCGTTCGAAGAGTTGATGAACGATGCGGCGCGGTTTAACGACTACACCCAGAATGACACGCAGGAAAAGCGGTCACAGATCTTCGACCATATCGCCGGTAAGTTGGTGCCGTACTGGAAGGCGAAAGCCGAACTGGAAGATACGGCAGCCAATCAGGAAAAGCGGGCGGTCAAGATCATGGGACTGAGGGGTGTGCCGCCCCGCCGGATGGAACGGCCCTCGACTGAAGCCTGTGAAGATCCGTATCGCAATCCCTACGATCCGTACAGGCGGTACTGATGGCTGACGCGAGCGCGTGGATCGGCGCAGGGACAGGAACCGTTAGCCGTGACCGTGCGGCGGATGCATGGGAACGCATTCTTGAGAAGCCGACGACGATCACCATCAAGCGGGGGAATGCGACTCTTCCGGCACAGACGGTGCGCTTCGAGTACAGCAACCAGCAGGGTTCGCAGGAAGCCAAGGGCGGAGCCGGGCTGTCGAGCAACCAGCAGGCGGTGGTCTTCGGGATACGGGGGCACGAGAGCGAGCCGGATACCGACATCAAACGGGATGACCGATTTACGGTGGACGGCCTGCAAATCCGGGTGATCAGCGTGATCTACCAGACGGGTGAAGTGCAGGCGCGATGTGAGGTGCAGGGCTGATGGCCAGCGCGAAGTTCGAATGGCGCGGGGCGGTCGAGATGGGGCGCAACTGCACGGTGTACGGACAGAAGGTGATCGAGGCTGTAAAGCGCGTGGCGCAATACTGGCAGCCGATCATCGAAAACTACGCCAAGAATAACGCCAAGTGGACAGACCGTTCGGCCAACGCGAGACAGACGCTGCACAGTTGGGTGGATGACCTCGCAAACGACACCGTCACACTCTACCTGAGTCACGGAATGTACTACGGGATTTTCCTCGAAGCCAAGCCCAAGTACGCCATTCTGTGGCCGACACTGCAAGCACATATCGAGCCGATCATGCAGATGCTCAAAGGAATTTTCGGCTAGTGGCAACCTTCCGACAGGCCTTCAAGACGGTTCTCACCGGCGATGCAACGATCAGTGCACTGCTGACGGGCGGCCTCTTTGAATCCAACGAGCTGGATTACACCGGCGAAGGGGCCAGCCAAGCGCCGAGAGACACGGACGGCATCACACTCAAGCCGCATGCGATCATCCACTTCGGTGAACGGACGCCGAGAGGCAATGCCCGGAAGGTGCGCGGCAAGCTGGAAACAGTCGAGGTGTATGTCTATCAGGATACGGGGTTTGATGTGATCGAAAGCGCGATCCTGCGCATGTGCAGCTTACTTGAGGATAAGTATCTGAGCACGACGGATCGGGCCTTGGCTCACATCACTGAAGAGTCTTTCACGAGCGGCGAACTGCCTGCCGAAGAACTGGGCAACGCTGCCTGTAAATTCGTTCGATTTTTTGTTGTAACCGCGCCAGCTTAGTAGGGGAGGCAGGAAATGCCACAGTTCGCAGAAGTCATTTATAACCCGACGGATTTGATCGTTGCCAAGCTGAACAACGACAACAGCTACGGCACACCGGTCCGTATTGACTATTTCGAGAAGGTCGCTTTCGACTTTGAAGCCGACACCGACGAAATCAAGGCCGGCGGCCTGATCGTTGAAGCGCTGTCGATTGCCACCAAGGTGACCGGCAGTCTAGACAACGGCGCGATGAACTTCGCGGCCATGTCCATCATTCAGGGCGATGTACCAACATCGGTTTACGCCACGACACCGAGCCAGTACCAGTACGCCGACATCACGGTGGGCGGCGCGGGTAACCCGTACTTCGGCCTGATCGTGCAGTATGCCTCGACACTGGGCGGTGCGCTGCTGGCGTGCTTCCCCAAGGCGATGTTGAGCAAGAAGCCGGGGTTTGACATTGACCAGAATAAGTTCCGCGTCGGTTCTGCCGAATTTGGCGCGTATGCCCCCAGCACGATCAGCCGCCGCGTGGCACGTCTGTTGAAGTACGAAACTGCGCCCACTATGCTGCTGACCTCCGGCTACATTCAGGGCGTCATGAACGGGATGTTCTAAGCGATGGCGTTTAACTGGAACGACGATCCGACCGAGAAGCTGCTGCTGTCGAATAACAATTCGATGGAAGTGCGCCCCATTGACATGATGGCGCTGGTCATGAGCAGTGACAATCAGGATATTCCGAACGGCCTGCTGGAGCAGATCAGCGCCCAACTGAGCGGCCAAGCGCCGGATCAGGAACTGGTGTGCCACAGCGGGCTGCGGCTGCCGATGCGCGGTGAACCGGCGATGCAAAAGTCATTGCGCGGAAATGTGGTGGACGTGACCGGCGATGAAGAACACTTCACGGTGCGCGTCTCGGTGCCGAGCGGCATTCCATTCCAGCCGGGGGAAATCCGGTTTGGCGGCATGAGCATGGCAACAGTCGAGAGTGTCAACCAATGGCAGTGGCGCATCGGGGCAGGGGACGCCGAACGGGCACGACAGGAGCTGCCGGAACTGGGCGGCTTCATCGACTTGATCGTGCGGGCGGCCAGCGTGATGCCCAAGGTCGTCAAGGAAGTGGTTGATCCGGAGACGGAGATCGACATCAAACGGGTGAAACAGGCCGATAAGATGGTGATCTTCAACTGGGCCATGCCGCATGAGGTGCGGCCAGCCGGTACGTTTCCTGAAGAACCGGCAGCGGGTGTGGCTGCTGCACCTGACGTGCAAGGAATACAACCTGAATCCGGCAACGGAGTTCGGGCTAACTAACCCTTGGGTGAGGTGGCAGTTCAATCATGCGGTTTCGGCACTCGGACGCTTCATTGAGGGAAAGATCAAGGAGACGGACGACAAGGGGCGGCATAAGCACACGATTGAAGAACTGCTGGGACTGCCGCTGGTCAACAAGACCGGCATCAGCGGCGGCATGAAGTAAGCACAATTCGAAAGTTCCGCGAGGCGGCGGTGTGTTCCTTCATCATAGGGATGCCCTGCCGCCTTTTTATTTGGGGTATCCATGCCAAATCGCGATCCTGCAACCGGACGGTTCTCATCAGGCGGCGGCTCATCAGGCGGCGGCGTCAGTCTCGGCAACGCTTACGGCGCGGTCATCATTGACGTGAGCGGCGTGGGCAGTGCTATGAAGCAGGCGCAGGCCGATATTCAGAGCGGGCTGAGCGGGATCGGGCAGAAGATCGGTGCGGCTGTCAGCGACATTGGCAGCAAGATCGAGAGCATCGGCCAAAGCATCACCGGAATCGGCACCAAGATGGCCGCAATCGGCGCACCGGTGGCCGCCGGATTCATCGCAGCAACCAAGCAGGCGGTGGACTTTGACGAGTCGATCACCAACATTGCCGCCGTGCTGGGACTTTCGCAGGATGAAGCCAAGAAACTGGGCGTCGAACTCCAAAATGTCGGTTCGAACTCGCGGGCCGGTGCTCAACAAGTTGCGCAGGCATACTACGACATCGCGGGCGGCGTGGCGGACGCATCGACCCACATGGCGATTTTGCAGGCGGCGATCAAGACCTCTGAAGCCGGTAACTCGGATCTGGCCGGAACGACCAGCGCCCTGATCAGTGTGATGAACTCTTACAACTTGACGGCTGAGCAGGCCGGTATGGTCTCCGATGTGCTCACGCGCACGGTGGGCATGGGCGTCGGCACGATGGACCAGTTCGCAGCGGCCTTCCCATCGGTGACTGGCGTAGCAAATTCGCTGGGCATCAGCTTTGAGAACCTCGGCCAGATGATGGCTTACCTGACGACCAAGGGTAACAGCGCCAGCGAAGCCTCGGTACAGCTCTCGTCGCTGATGGTGGCGATGCTCAAGCCGAATACCGACATGGCCGACGCCTTGAAAGAATTGGGCTTCGAGTCCGGCGAGGCGGCGGTGCAGCAGCTCGGTTTGGTCGGCGCGTATCAGGCCATTAACAAAACCCAAAAGGCGACAGCGGTCGGCATGGGTCAATTAATCGGGCGCGTTGAAGGCATCCGCGCGGTGACCAGCTTCGGTAGTAAAGATGTTGACTCTTTCTTTACGAAGTTCAAAGATGGGGTCAAGAGCGCAACCGATGCCGCGCGGGAAATCCAGAACCAGAGCATGGCGGCCAAGTGGGACATTCTGAATTCGCGGATTCAGGATGTGGCGATTACCATCGGCCAAACGCTGTTCCCGATTTTGTCTGACCTGATGGAGAAGCTGACGCCGATTATTTACAGCGTGATGGAGTGGGTGAAACAGAACCCGGAACTGGTGCAGCAGATCGCGCTGCTGGTCGGCGGGCTGGTGGTGCTGGGGCCGATCATCGCGGGCATCGGCATTGCGATTAGCACGGTGGGTACGATCATCGGCGCGTTAGGTGCGGTGATCGGCATTGTGCTGTCACCCATTGGACTGCTGATCGCGGCAGGCGCGGCGATTGTCTACCTATTTAAGGACCAGATCGGCGCGGCAATCAGTGTCTTTATGGATTACATGCAGCGGGGCGAAGGGGTATTCAAGGCGCTGGCCGGTGGTATTGTGGCGCTGTTCGGGGACAATGTGATTACCCAAGCCATTAGCGGCGTACTGGTATCCGTTCAAGACTTCTTCGACCACTTTCAAGATCGCATCCAGTTATTCGGCTCGCTGGCCAAGCTCTATTTTGAGTATTACATCGGCAATCCGTTGAGTGAATTGTGGGCGAAGGTATCTCCCGCACTTTCGAGCTTACTAGGGTGGTTCGTTGATAGCGGCATCCCGTGGATTCAAAGAGCGCTTGAATTCCTTTGGAATAATGTCCTTACACCTGTTATTAATGTGATTGCGGGTATATGGGAAGCTGTGAAAGCAGGGCTTACACGTTTTGGCGACTGGTTCCTTTCACCCGGCGGTGGATTGCAGCAAATCATTGAGGGCCTGCTCGCATTTAAAGTGAACGCAATTGAACCTTTCGTTAAGGCGATGACTTACATGACAGACCAAGCAGGGAAAACGCTTGATATGCTCAAGACGATTTTTAAATCGGCATTTGATTGGATTTATGAGAATGTCATCAAACCAGCCACCAAGCAACTTGATAGTTTCATGGAAAAGCTCATTCCTGCGAGTTCACTAGGGCAGGCAACCGGTGGCACATACATACAAGGAAACGCTATTGATGAGGCAAAAAAATATTGGGCGAATAAATACGGCAGCGTCGCCCCCATCCCCCCGGTCGGCGGCGGCAGCGCGGCTCCCCTTCGAGATGTCGGCGGCCCCGGATTTGCGGGGATGGAGTACCAGATCGGTCGACAGCAGCTTCAAAACGAAGTTTATATCCCCGGTGCAGACGGCCAGTTCGTCAGCGATTTCGTTGACTTAATGAAATCTGTCGCCGCCGGAGTGACGAACAACAGAGGCGGCGACACGATCAACGTCCAGATGCCTGCCGCCGCGCTAGCCAATTCGGCAGGGGCTTACGCAGCAGGGCAGGACTTCGGGCGCGGCGTGGCCGATGAGATGCGAGCGCAGGGCGTCAAGGGCGTGCGGTAATTATCCGCCGGCAGTGAAGAACGTTCGCGATCCCAAGTCATTCACAATAAAAGTGAAATTAGAGTCCTTGGAGTTCACAATAAAGGCGACATCGCCGGAAACCTGTCCGCCGCCAAAAGCTTCGCCCTTGAACTTGGTATCCATAGTGACGAACGTTTCTTGCTTGTAGATGCTGCCCATCTTCCCAACCAGTTCCAAATCCATAAATGTGACATTGCAGGTCTTCGAAGAGGGCAGATCGCAATAGAACGTGATATTGGCAAGGACGTATTCGCCTCCGGCAGGCGGATCGTCATTGAACATGTTGGCCTGTTTTACAGTCGCCGTTTGATTGCGGGCAAACGTATTGACCTGTAACCTCCCGTCCCTGATGGATCCCGGTGCTCCAACCGGATACGGATTTTCCTTAAGGCCGAATGGGGCCAACGTCGGGGTAGGGGGCTTAGGGGTGATTGTAAACGTGGAGGTGGCTGAAGGGATAGGCGTATCGGTGATGGTAGCCGATGGGGTTAGTGCAATGACTGTTGCAGTCAAATTACCAATCGCAACATCAGTGGATCGAGCAGCTTTCGTCACGGCGGCTTGGGTATAGTCAATAGTTGGTGCGGTGGTAGGTGGGGATGAAGGGCTTGAAATCAGCGAGTTTAACAGAAATAAAGCCACTCCTGCGACCAATAGCATTGCACATCCCCGGTATATTGGCGGGCGAGCCTTCTGAGGTTGTGGCATAAACGGCTTCGGCTCTTGCATAAAGCTCTGGGGTTCTGGTGGTCGATAAGTGGGCGGCGGGGCAATCTTGTCAAGCCGTGCTTCCCAATCTCTTGCTGTGGGGTGATCGATTGTTTTAAGGATGGCCCGCGCTTCATCGTACTTCTTCTCGTCAATCAGTTCTTTAGCGGCAGCAAATTTCGCCTTGCTCATGATATGTCCTTTGGAAGCGTGTTGTCACTTATAAAACACCGCTACTCCACCGTGATGAGAGCAAGCTCCCTGATGGTGCGCGGCATAAGAATAGGTTCCGTCATTACAAAGAGCTGTCGCACCGTTGGATGAATCGACCTGAGGTGCGGCAGGCGGCTGCACCTGTGGAACAGAAGCAGGCTGCTCCTGAACCGGCGCTGGTTGCTGAACGATGATTGGTTGCTGCGTCGGGGCAGGGGCAACATCGGTTAAGAAAGCGCTGTAAATATAGGCGATGTCTCCCCCATATTGCACCTGATACCATGTTGAATTGCTACCGGTGACTGTCTCACCATCAGTAATTCCCACAACTGTCATACGAGTACCAGCGGTTACCTGCCCAAGTCGTTTACAACTACTATTGGCGCAGGATCGCATGTTCGCCGTCCGAGTCACATAGTAAGTAAGGGAGTTGATCGCCCTTATTGCTGTCGTCGGTTCACCTGTCGGCATGGCAGTCGACGTTGGCGCGATGGTATTGGTGGCTGTTGGCAATGGGGTATCCGTGATGGTCGCTGTTGGATAAACAGTGCCGGGTGCAGGTGTGATCGTGACAAAGCCGCTTGATACCCGAACCACTGTCGGGATGATAGTTACACCCGCTGTATCGGTCATTTGAACAGCGACTGTCTCAGGTGTCCACGTGAGTGAAGGCAGGACGGCTAGGGTAGGGAGACTATCCCCTGATGGTCTATTGCCGCCAAAGAGAGATAAAACAAATATTGCAATGCACGCAAATACAGCTATACCGAATAGTTTGCGACACCCCCATAATATACGCATGGCATTATTCCATATTTATGCAAAGTATTTTGCATTTATGTTAGCGTGAAAACTAATAGGAAGCGAATCGGCAGGCGTGAATTCTTTGTGAAAATTGATCTGATAGCAGTATAGGCCAGAATCATCTAAAATATTAATCTATTAGCTCAATCGAAGTGTGTAAGGAGGCAACGAATGGAAACTAAATGGCGTCCAGAACTCATACTGGATTTTGAGGGTCAGCCAAACGGAACGGTAAAGATTAGACAGGCAACCTTAATAAGCGCTTCAGGCGACGGCGGGGAAGAAATTGAAGGCGAAGGACTAGGTGATATATTCAAAAATCTTTTGCGAAATCATAAATATTTATTTTCGGACAATGAAGAGTTTGTTATTAGTTCCAGATGGTGGAAGAATAGCGAAGAAAGAATTTAAACACGTGATAGAGTCAAAAACGCCGGCGAGTATGCCGGCGATTTGCCTAATAAATGAACTAGCATACTTCTTGTCTTTGGTCCCTAATTGTTAGCGTCAAGATATTGCCCGTTGTCAAAGTCAATCTCATCATCTTCTTCCTCAGGATTGTCAGACTTTATTTCCATCCGGGAATTCAGATTCATTAACTTTAGGTTATAATACTCATTTGAAATCCCTTGAGTTTCTAGATCATCAGGTGCCGGCAGAAGCATTTGTTCCGCTGCATCTAAAAGTTGCTCTTCCCATTGAGCATCAGAAAGTGCTTGTTCGGCTATAATTCGTCCTCTATATGCTTCATATTCTTTACGAACATGTGCTTCCATCGCAGCGTTGGAGATTGAACCAGCATTTGGTAAAAGCGGTTTCTCATTGAGTGTTGTGATAAATTCGTCAAGTTTGCGGCTCCATTTTTCCATAGTCATCGGGTTGCGCTCAACAGTTTGCAATTGAGCATATGAGAGGAATTGCTCAACAAGTAATCCGAGCCTTTTAATTTCAAGCTCAGTCAAATAGTTCTTTGCAATAAAGGCGTCTTGTAGGGTGAAGACTTTTGCTTTTTGCCAAGTGGTCAATCCAAGATTTTTCTTCTCTGGATCAATTCTTTCCATAATCAGTTCTGCTGCTGTATGTCCATGAATAGCGTAATGAAACTTATTCTGGACCGTCGCATAAAAAGTGTGTGCAACCACACTATCTTTGTCATAGTCGATACTTGTTGCAAACACTGACCTGACCTTTTTATAGAAATTGACTTCAGAAAGGCGAATGCGTCGGACGCGCTCCTCAAGTTCTTCAAAGTAGTTGGAACCGCCCCTTGAAAGACGATCATCGTCCATGACAAATCCCTTTCTGATAAGTTCAGTTAGTTGCTTACTCGCCCAAATACGAAATTGTGTTCCTCTTTGAGATTTTACTCTGTAACCAACTGAGATAATTACGTTTAAATTGTAATGGTCAATATCCCGCGTAACACGTCTTGTGCCTTCCATCTGAACTATTCGGAATTTCCGAGTAGTTGAAGGGCGGTCTAGCTCGCCCTCGTCATATATGTTTTTGATATGCTCATTTATTGTCGGCGCCGATTTTTGAAACAACTCTGACATTTGCGCTTGTGTTAACCATACGGTTTCGTCCTCATAAAGGACATCAATTCTTGTGTCTCCGTCTTCAGTTCTGTACATTAGCAATTGATTTGGTTGATGTGCTTTTTGTGACATATATAACCTCGATATGTGAACATTTTGATTCTACATCAGGTTAATATTCTTAGCAGCATCTTCGAATTTTTGTTCAGCGCCTAAATCTTGTTGAATGGTTGTCTTAACCGAACTTTTGTGCTAGACTGACAACAGAAATCAATACTTTCCGCGAGGCGGATGTACGGCATGTTGAGCGCCGGGCATCCGCCTTTTTGTTTGCAGGCAATGAATGGGACGCATTACACGATTTGTTTCCAACTGGGGCACTTACACCTTTCCCAACACCGGCCAGTCCTTTAACCCGCCCTTTGCCAATGTGCTGGCGCGGGCAGACCGGCTGCCGGGGGTAGACGGGGGCTTGGATCAGTTCGGCACCGGCTGGGCACCGTCGCAGGTGGCGAACCTGACATTCAGTTATTTCCTCGTGAGTTCGACGCTGGAAGGGATGCAGCCGCTGCGCGACGCGGCACACGCTATGCGCGGATGGGGCACAGGACAGCTCTACTTCCAGCCGACCGATCCGGCACTGACTGAACGGTTTATCTTCTGCCGGATCAACAACATCGGTGATCCGCAGAAGCTCAGTGAACACACTGACCGTTTCCAGCCGGTTGAACTGTCGTTGCAGGTTGCGCAGCCGTACTGGTACACGGCAGGTACCGAGCGGCTCTGGGATGACGGCGGGAAGTGGGACGACGGCGGCCTGTGGGACGGCAACGCCTCGGCTGCATCGCCAACGAGCATCACGACCAGCGGCACGATGACCGTCACGGTCGGCGGGAACGTCTTCACCCAGAGCCGGATACTGGTCATCAACGACGGCGGCAGTCCGGTCACGAACCCCATCATCCGGCGTATTTTGAACGGCGAAGTGGCCGACGAGGTGCGTTATTACGGCACGATTGCCGCCGGCGACTGGTTGGAGATTAATCCACGTGCCCAGCGTGTGTTGATGGGCCTGCTCGGCACGGATGTCATCGAGAGCTTTGACTTCCTGAACCCGGACTGGATGCGGCTGTATCCGGGCAGCAACAGCTTACAAATCTACCTGAACGGCACGGCCAAGATTGCCGCACGATACATGGAGCGCATAGCATGACCATCGTTTTGCCATCTTTGTCAGCCGGAAGCAGTGGTCAAGCGTATAGTGCGGCAACCGTCAATGCGGCCATTAATCAGCAGAAGACCAACATCGAGAATGTGGTTAACGGCATACAAGGGTTTGACGCCCTGCTGTGGAACAATGGCACAGCGACCCTTGCCAGTGATACCCTGTCGCTGGCGAGCAAGCCACGGGCACTGGTGATTGACACCGAAGGCGCAGCGGCGACCGACAACCTGAGCACGATCTCCAACGGCACGGCGTACCAGCAAATCTGGCTGAAGGCGACCAACAGCGGGCGGGTGATTACCGTCAAGCACAACGTCGGCAATATCAAGCTGTGGTCGGGCAATGACATGGCGCTGAGCAGTACGACATGGCTGATGCTGTTTTACGACGGTACGCAGTGGACGGATATTGCACTGGCACCGAACCTGCAAGCGATTGTGCCGCGCACGTTGGTCGGGAGCGCGGTCGGCACCCAGTCGATCCCCAACATTCCCGCCTATTTCAAACACCTGCTGCTGATCCTCGAAACCCGCACCGATGTCGCCTCGACCAGTGACAACCTCGTGCTGCGGTTCAATGCCGATGCCACAGCCGCCAACTACTACACCCAGTATTTTGTGGTTTCCGGCTCAACGGTGACGGCGGCTGAAATTCTCGGCCTGACAACCACCGGCATCCTGCTGCCGTTCTCTGCGGCAGGGAGCACCGGCCTTGCGGGTAACGGCTATGCGGCGGTGTGGATTTTCAACTACGCCTCCTCGTCGATGCGGCGCGATGTGGACGCCCGCTGCGGTGTCCATGCCAACACCACAACCACCAACGTCAAGAAGGGTGACAGCACGGGCTTCTGGACGAATGCGGCCAATCCGATCACCAGCATTACGTATCTGCCCCAGAACGGCACCAACATCGCGGCCAACTCGGCTTACACCTTATACGGAGTGAACTAGATGCCTGACACACGGCCATCCAAAGGGGTTTATAACCCGCTCACCGGTGAGAATGACGTGGTGCCGGTCACAGACGCCGAATGGGACGACATCAAGGCACACCGGGCATCGGCTGAAGCGGCGGCGCTGGCCGATGCCGAAGCCTCCACATCAGCGGCGGCGATCCTTGCCGCGCTGCCGACCGATCAAGAAATTACGGACGCCAAAACCACCGACTTGAAAACCTTGATGCTGCGGCAGAACGCGGTGCTTCGCCTTGTGATGAAACGGCTTGGACTGGACGGGTAGCCGATGCGGGTACTGGCGCAGGTCTATGACGCCTACGGCACACGCACCGGTCCACCGGTGACGGCGATTAAAGGAGCCAGCGCAACCGAGCAGTTGGACGGAGCGGGCAGCTTCAGCCTTGACGTGGCGACCGACGAGCGGGTGCTTGATTATCTGGTGAATGAGGCCGAGGCGCGGGTGCAGGTGCAAACCTACGACGACAGCCGGCTTGAGGAATGGGTGCGCGGCGTCATCCGTGACAATGAGATCACTGACCAAGAGTCCGGCCCGAAGATTACGGTGAGCGGCCCCGACGTACTGGATCAACTGACGGAAGAGACGGTCGGCATCGGACGCAGCTACAACAACCAGACGCTGAGCACGATCATCAACGACCTGCTGAGCCTCAAGGGTTGGTCGGCCTCGATTGACACGTCGGTGGCCAGTGATCTGCAAGCCTCACGCTTCGACGGCGTGAATGTGCTGCAAGCCCTGATCCGCACGGTACAGGAAAAGGGTATCCACTTCCGCAACGGGCTGGTGCCGAACACGATTGAAGTCGGCGTCTTCGGGAATAACGCGCGGGATGCCTGCGGCGCAAGGGTGCGGGCCATCCGTGCGCCGAGCATCATCAGTGCCGAGCTTCAGGAAAACACGGCGGTCATCCTGATTGACCGGATCAGCCGGTCGAGCAAGTCTGACGACGTGGTGAACTGGTGCATCCCGATTGGGGCAGGGGAAGGCAGCTCGGCGCTGACGCTCAAAGACACGACCTATATCATCTACGACGAGACGAGCGGCGCGGTAGTGAGCGGATATGTGCCATCCACCTATCCGATCTACCGGCGGCTGAACAGCGCGGGCATCTACGAGTATTACATCGATGCCAGCGCAGGCGCGCGGAAACGGAAGGCGGTCGTGACCTTCAAGGAGATCGGGCCGGTCGTCAACGAACTGCCGGCCAAGCAGCTCGCGGCGAACGCACTGGTGCAGGCGACAACCGCTTACCTTGAGCGGCAGCGGCTGCCGCTGGTGTGCTACAGGCTGAGCGCCAAGAACGTGCAGGCAACGATCCGCGCGGGGGACAAGATCCGTGTGCGATACAAGGGCGAGGTCGAGATACAGGACGAGACGCGCTCGACGAGGCCACGGCTGACCTATATCAACGTCAATGAAGACATGTGGGTCATGAAAGTCACCCGGCGTATCAGCGAGGGCGGCATCGGCTACGACTTCGAGGTCTCGACAATCGACCGCTACGCGATGGACAGCACCAAGATCGTGGTCTCGATGATGCAGGCCATGCAGGCGCGAAACCTGTCGGTGCAAACCTTCCCCTTCATGAGCGAACGCAGTTCTAAAGATTTTGTCGGTATGGATGTGCTCCGGCTACAGGATCGACCGGCGCAGTTCAGTTTGAAAATTGACGAAAAAGTTACCGACCTTGTCCAAGTATCGATCCGGTTTAAGACCCGCCCGCTGACCGCCCAGACGCGCGTGCAGGACTCCAGCGTTAGCCCGTTTCTGGTGGTTTACGAAATGATTGAGGGCGATCAACATCCGAAAGGGCTGCAACTGTGGATTAACGGCGTTGATGTCTCGGCAGCTTTCGGCGGGCCGTGGAACAACCGGATTAGCGGGACACCGGGCATTGCATGGTCAGCCGGTCAATACGAAAACAACGCGCTGGACGTGACCTGCGACATTACCAGTTACATTCTGAATGCCTCCGGTGGCATTTACCGCGATCACGTCATTCAGTTTTATTCCAACGCCGACCGTAATGCATTCGCCTACAAAGTGCCGGGCCAAGGGTCAAATACCAATCTCACCGGCGATGCCACCAGCGGCGAAATCGAATGTAATTTTCTTATTTTTGGTACCGCGCGGGGCGTTTTACCCGCGCCCGGATAAAGGAACAAACGATGCGTAAGGTTCAGGTTTTGGTTTTAGCGCTGGTGATACTCGGTCTGCTGGTCGGGTTTCAACTGGGTATCGTCTCGGCACAGCCGGGGCGGGTCTGCAATCCGTTCACGACGACGCCGGACGCAGGCATGCTGCCGGTGGGGCAGGTGGTGGACTTCCTGCACTGGGAAGGCTCCAGCGTGCCGGTGACACGGACAGGGATCATTGAAGCGTATTACATCGCGAGCTGCTTTCCGGGCGGCACGGGGATCGTGGGACTCGACGCGCAGGCCTATGTCGTGAATTACGGTTCTGCCGACGGCTCGCGGGTGGTGCTGAACCGGATTTCATTGACGGTTCGATAGTGTGCAAAATAGCTTGCATTCAGCAGGAGGGATGAACGATGGGTGACGATAAGCCGTACAACGAAATGACGCTTGAGGAACTGGTTGAGTTGAACAACCGGTTATGGGAACAGCGGCAGGCATTGAAAGCCCGGCAGGCCGAGTTGCAGCCGTACCTCGATGCGGCATGGGAAGCGAAGGCAAAAGCGGACGCCGCCAAGGGCGACCCTGACCTCGCTCAGGGAATAGGGTAGGAGCAATCAATCATGGCGAATGCACTTTACGACTCAGGACGTGAACGATTTTTAGGTGGCGATCTCGACTGGGATGCCAACACCATACTGGTATCGCTGCTGGACGCGGCAGACTACACGATCAACCTGTCGACGGACGATTTCTGGAACGACGTTCCCGGCGCGGCGGTCGTTGCGACCTCCTCGGCGCTGTCATCCAAAACCAAAGTGGGCGGCACGGCGGATGCGGGTGACATCACCTTCAGCACGGTGACCGGCGATCCGTCGGAATACCTGAACATCCGGCAGGATACCGGCACCCCATCCACCAGCGCCTTGATCGGCAATATGGACACAGCCACCGGTCTTCCGGTTACGCCGAACGGCGGCAACATCACCGTCACATGGAACGGCAGCGGCATCTTTAAGCTGTAAGGAGCGCGGATGGATATTCATACGCCGCAGACGACGAGTGTCACGCTCCATCAAGAACTGGATCGCGTCTGGCTGATTATCAACGGCCAGCGCGTTCTGGATATGGGCTGGCAGCAGGCGCTGGAAGTGGGCAAAGCGCTCACATTCCAAGCCCGCAAGGCCGAGGAAGTGGCGAAAGTCGATCAGGTGGTTTTCGATCAGGCGATTCTGATGCGGGCCGGTTTTCCGATGCGGTTTGCGACCCGCAATGACATGCTCAAGCTGGCCGGCAATGAGGCGGCATGGAACAGCGATTTGCGGCGCTATATGCCGAATAATCTGGAACGGTACGGGGAGATGTTCCCCCCGACAGTGACCCGGCATCCGAAAGAGAAGCCGTGATTTTCGTCAAAACGTAACCGCCGTCAACGGCATTCTGGTAACGTTCTGTTTACGCCTTCTCAATATCGGGGCCTCTTTGTACTCAATAGATAAAGGGGAAGTATATGAAAAAGCAACTCTCTACTCTGGTATTCCTTCTTGTATTTGTTTTTGCTCCCTATTTAGCAACTATCACGAAAGCGCAGGGTGACGTGGCAATCCGTTTCTATGTGGTTCCGATCACTCAAATTGGTAATGCGCGGTATCCATCGCATTTTGGCGGCAAGGGCCTTACGCCGGACGCCGAACTCGCTAATGTGGCGTCGTGGGCTATGATGGACTACGGGCTGATTAACACCGGCTTGATTGCTGCGAATGTAGACAGCGCCCAACAGACATACCTCGCGGGACTAGCTGACGTTCTCGTTGTCCCCGCGAACATCGACAATACGATCACGACACAGGGGCAGGTCAACGCGGTGTCGAATGCGCTGGAAGCATTTGACATTCCCGGCACTTGGGTGAATGTGGGCGATACCTACCGGACAGTTTTACGCGAAATCGCCGGGTATTTTCAGTTTATGCAGCGCTTGACGGCGATCACAGGCATTGACCCGACAACTCTCAATATCCGGTTATCCACGACTTACGGATCGCTAGCACAGACTTGGCAGGATGCCATCGTGCAAGCGGCCAACGAACTTGGATACAGCACGGCGGGATTGAACAGCGGCACGACTTTACGCGCGATTTTACGAAACATTGCCAGCCAAAACGACCTCAAAACATTCACTTTAGGATGGGTGACGTTCTAAGATGGCACTCCCTGCGACCGATAATTTTAACCGTGCCAATGGGTCATTGGGTTCGAACTGGACACAGGCCAACGGCACCAATAACCCGCGTATTGCATCGAATACGGTCGGTAGTTACGAGACAGTTGATAGCCTCGTTTACTGGAATGCCGACAGCTTCAACGCGGATCAGTACGCACAGTTGGTTTACAGATCCGGGAACCAAAATTTTTTAGGGCCTGCCGTCCATGTTACTTCCAATAATGGTTACGGAATGGAAATAGGGGCGGGAAGCCGTTACTTAGGGAAAGTTGTTTCTGGTTCTTACACCGAATTGGCGCAGGTCAACACAGCAATTGTTGCGAATGCGGTTTATCGGATGGAAATCACCGGCACAGCAATCGTTGTCAAACAGAATGGAACCACATTTTTTTCGGTTTCCGACAGCGCGTTATCGAGTGGCAGCGCGGGAATGCAGGCTTACAACGTCGGTACTCCGGATCAATGGGATGACTGGGAAGGCGGGAATATCGGCGGGTCTCCCCCCACCCTTGAACAGGAGGGGTTCCGCTTCCGCAATGATGACGGTAGTGAGACGACGGCAACATGGCGGCAGGCGCAGGATGCTGATGATAGTGTATCTCCGTCCACCGTGGTGCGATTGCGGGTGCTGGTGAATGGCACAAATGATCCCGCAGCCGAGAATTTCCGCATTGAATACAAACGCAGCACGGACCCGAACTCTGCCTTTCGAAAGATTACGGTGAAACAATAATGCCTTTTACAATTCCGAATGAGGCGGATGCCTTTAATCAGAATCAGGCGGAAGTCGATAAGGTCGACATTGACATTCTGGTGGCCGGCATCGGCGGCGATGGCGTGGTTTCGGGTTGTGCCGTAACCGCGCAGGGGTCTCCGGATATGACGGTGGCTGTGGCCGCAGGCGTGGTCAAAATCGGCACGACGGTCGTGGCTGTCACCAGCGGGAATGTCACTATTGGAACCGCCGACAGCACCAACCCGCGTATTGACCTGATTACGGTCAATAACAGCGGCACAAAAGCCTGTACGGCTGGTACAGCAGCGGCCCAGCCGGTTGATCCGGCCATACCAGCCAATAGTGTGGTGCTGGCAGCGGTTTACGTCCCTGCCAACGATACGACGATCGCGACCAGCCAGATCACGGACAAGCGGGTGCTGCTGCCCAGCGCGGTACAGCTTCCGGAAACCGCGACACCATCCGCCCCGTCATCAGGCGTGCTGATGTTTGCCCAGAGCCTCGCCGGTCGGAAGGTCCCGCGCTGGATTGGCCCCTCCGGCCTCGACACCTCGGTTCAGCCGTCGCTGTGGGGCAACGGCATTGTCATGTGGCTTCCGGGTACCGGTACAACGGCGGCGATCAACTTCGGTGTGAGCTGGACGGTGAGCGCGACACAGGCCCATCCCACCATCGCCGATACCAACATCATGACGGCTACCCGCCGCGCGACGTTTACAACCACGACGACGGCAGGTAATCAGGCCGGTGCCCGCACAACTGCACCGGTAGTGATCCGTAATCGGGGATTTTTCTTCGCCGCACGGCATGGCATTTTGACCTATTTATCAACCATGCAGGTCTTCGTCGGGTTAGCGGCGGCCTCGGGCGCAATCGCCGGTGAACCGAGCGCGATCAACGACGCGGTCGCCATGACCAAAGACAGCGGCGAAACGACATGGCAGGTGCTGACGCGCGATACCACAACAACCAGCAAAACCAGCACCGGTCGCACGACAGCAGCCGGTGGCAGCGCGGAAGTCTTTGACTTCTACGCCTTCTGCAAACCCGGCGACAGCAAGATTACCGTCCGTGTGGTGGACATTGCCACCGGAACCGTCGTGCTGGCCGACACTGATAAATCCTCCAATCTACCCACCAACGCCACGCCGCTGTATGCCCATGCCGAGTGTCGCAACTCAGCCGGTGGGGCAGGGTCGGCAGTGGCGACCTTCTTATCCAAGATGTATATCGAAACGGACATCTAATGCAAAAAGTGATGATCGGTTACCCGGTCGGCGGTTCTGTACATCCGGCCTTTGCCAAGTCGCTGCTGGATTTACAAAAGTTCGAGCTGAAAAACCCCAGCCCGGATTATGAGCTGGTGGACATCGAATACAGCGCCAGCCTGTATGTGCAGGAAAACCGCAACAACCTCGTCGAGTGGGCGCTGGAGAAGCAGGTCGATTGGCTGCTGCAACTGGATACCGACGAGAAGTTCCAGCCGACTCTGCTGCGGCAGTTGATGAGCACAGCCAACGCCGAAAGCAAGCCGATTGTGTTCGGTCTGTATTCCAACGTGCAGCCCGCTCCGGCGCAGGCTGAAGGCGCGTATTACCATGTCGACATGATCTTCCGCGAGGTTGAAAATGGCGAATATATGGTGATCAACCCGAC